TTAGGAAGACGTGTATCAACTGGTAATGGAACTCAAACTTCTACAATTATTATTGCAGGTAATATAAACCCATCTGACACAAAAACTGGTTTAACAGAAGAATGGAATGGATCATCTTGGTCAAGTGGTGGAACTGTAAACACTGCTAGAAAAGGCGGTATGGCTGCAGGAGCAAATGCAGACTCATCTGTTTTCTTTGGTGGAACCGCAGCACCTGGAGTTTCAACAGCTACAGAAGATTATGACGGAACATCTTGGGCAACTTCTCCAGCAACTATGGGAACAGCAGTATCAGATAATCAACAAGGTGGTGGATCAAATGTGAACACAGCTGCTCTTGTATGTAATGGTCCAAATTCAAATGGTGTGGGAGTACAAGAATACAATAAATCAATTAATACAATCACAGCTGCAGCGTGGTCTAGTGGTGGAAGTTTAAATCTTGGTAGACATGACGGTGCAAATTCAGGAACTAAAGCTGCAGGATTGTTTGCGGGTGGTAAAGTTTATCCAAACGTTTTTAAAAATGAATCAGAAGAATATGATGGCACGAGTTGGACTGAAGGAAATAATTTAGGAACTGCTAGAATGTTATCAGGAGCTGGAACGCAAACGGCTGGATTAGCTTTTGGTGGAACTAATGGATCGCCAGGTTCAACAGGTGTTCAAGCTTTAACAGAAGAGTATGACGGAAGTTCTTGGTCAGAATCAGGTGATCTGTCCACAGCGAGAATGCAGTGTGGTGGAGCAGGTCTTCAAACAGCAGCATATGCAGCTGGAGGAATAGGGTCTCCAAACGCTCTTAATGATCTTCATGAACAATACAATGGATCTACTTGGACAAGTGCAACGGCTATGAATACAGAAAGAAGTAGTATGGGTTCAGTAGGGACTACAACTGCAGGTTTAGTTTTTGGTGGTTACATACCACCTAGTTATGCTTTTGCAACCACTAGTGAAGAGTGGAATGGATCAGCTTGGACATCAGGAGGCACTTTAGCCACAGCAAGATATGGTTTAGGAGGTTTTGGATCTCAAACAGATGCGATAGGTTTTGCAGGGGCGACTCCGCCAAATACTAATTCTGCGGTTACAGAAGGATATGATGGAACAGCTTTTTCAAGTAGACCTAGTTTGTCAACAGCTAGAATGCAGTTTGCCCCAAGTGGAAGTTATAATAGTGGATCCGATGGTATGGCAGTTGGTGGATCTAATGCAGGTAATCCTGTATATGCAAACACTGAAGAATGGACTGCAAAAACAGAAACAGTTACAGCTAAGACATTGACAACTGGTTAATAAAGTATATATTGCTGGATGAAAGGATTATTATGACAGAAAAAAGAAATATACATGCACTTATAGAAAAAG